TCTCTCGGTGGGAAAAAGTATCAGTAATATTTACTCATAAAGTTGGGTTGTAATTGTTAGGTTAATAACTAAATGCAATGCAACAAAAGGAAACATACATGAAGCAGTTAGAAGCAAGAATGATAGAAGCAAGAGATGAATTTCATAGGAATAGAAGGAAGAGGGGATTTATGTCGTTCTGGTGGTCTGATCCTTTACATTATGTTTTAGTTTTAGAGGTTGCTATTGCTAATGCGAGTAGCAAAAGCATTAACTTTGAAGCAATAGTGAAGCTATTGCCAAGCAGTATGGGGAGTAGGTCAACTATAGCAACAGTATTGGATGACTTTGTTGCAAGGGAATATATGTGCAAGGAGAAGGGGAAGGATAAAAGGAAACGAGTATATAGGATTTGCAAAGAGCCGATGTTGTTGGTTAATCAGTATTATACAAATAGGGATTTTAGTCTTAAGGCGGTTAGTTAGTTGAAAGAACAGAAATGGTGGTTGGTCATAGAAGCAATTGAGAAGCCAGAGAGGAGTGGGTTAATAAAGTTTGGGGTAGCTATGAAGTATAAAAGCTATGCCAAGCTGAAACAGGTTGTTTGGAAGTGGTACAAGAAGCAGTTGGGGAGAACTGATATTAAGAGTCGGGAGAAGTTGGTTTTATATGCACTTTGCGAAAGGTATTCGGCACAGGATTATTCTAGCCATGATGCGGTTAGCTACTTGGCACTTATGATTGGTATGCATAGGCATACAGTTAGTAAAGGTATTCAGAATTTGATGGATTTAAATATTATATGGTGTGCTATTGATGGAGAGAAGAAAGTATTGCGAAGCCTAAAAGCAGGAGTGCAACATAAGCATTTTTTGTTTGTTGGTTTGGGTGTGATGTTAGAGGAAAGCCAAGAAGGGTGACTACTTTAGGGGGAGTTGATAATATCACCCTCCAAGGCTTTCTGATCGGTTAAAGTTCTTGTTTAATTAATTTTACATATAACTCATGATCTTTTCTAGTCATCATGATTTCAACTCTTCGCATATTATCTTTTTTATCATTGCTAAACTTAGCGGTGATTCTTGAAAGTTCGGGGTACTTTCGTTTTAAGTATTTCATGTCTTGCTTCATATTCTCGCCTTAATTAATATAAAAACTAATCCAAGATTCTTGGATGATTTCAGTATATTCCCTTTTGTTTTTTATTGGTTTGCTGTAGTTGGGAACGCTGTTACCTTCTTTATCTTTTTCTAGTTCATAAAGTTGTACTTCTAAAATGGGTGCTAATTCTTGATCTTGCAAATTCACTTTTAAGTTGTAATGTTTTTCAAGATGTTCTTCTAACGCCTTCTCTATATCCCATGAATCAAATTCAATTTTCATTTTTTTATTTCCTCGCTTTCGCTTTTATAGTCTTTCCGTAAATAGTAATATTAATAATTGTATCTGGTCATCTCTTAGACCTCTTAAATGCTTTGGTATTGTTCTTCTGTCTATTTTCATTTCTCTTCATCCTCTTTGGTAATTATTAGATATGCTCCATGTAGGCAAAAGACCATGAATGAAAGCACGATTAAAATTTGTAAACAGTTAATCATCTTTTCACCTCTCTTTGCTCTACCTTATCCCAGACATCGCCAAACCTTTTAAGCCATTCTTTTTGCTCTTCGGTCTTGTAGTTGCCACCCATTAAACTTTCTAAGGCGCAACAATGTTCTAATCCGTTAGTTTTATAAAAGTTGTATAAGATATCGCACATATAATTAAATAGTGAAAACTCTCTCTCTTTAAAATGTTTCACCCTTGCACCTCCTGTATCACCTGCATTAAATCTTCTAAATAATGGTTTATTTGAATGTCTTTAGTTCTTAGACCTCCTACTATTGATTGCTCTGTTAAATAGTTCTCTATCCATTCAACAGTTATCTTTTTGTTGTCTAAGTCTTTCTCAATGTCAAAAGTTATCGTGTTATAAATATTGCTCATTGGTTTGCTCCTGTGTAATCTGTAGATTCAACAATATTGCATATTGATGCTGAATAAACATCTTCTATATCAAGCAATCTTTTATATGCTGTATTTGCATTCTTTTTGGTTGCATAATATGAATAATGGTCTGTAAGTTTCTCACCACCTGCATTCCAATCTTTTTCCTTTTCTGTCCAAGCTAATATAAATCCGTTGCTCATTGTGTTTTCTCCTCAGTACGTATTGATTTTAAAACATCATCTTCAACTATTTCGAAAGCCTGCCAAATATCATCAGTTTCGCTTTTTGGTGCTGTTGATATGCAGTCTTCCACATAACAAGCCACAGCATTACACAATAGATCGAGTGCTTGTTCTTTGTTCATTGCGTCACCTCCTGTACATTTAGAACTTGTACATCATCCAGAAAAAAATCAGATTCTATTGCATTTAAAACACAATTTTCTTTTAAGTGGTCGCCACTTGGACAAACTAAGTCATCCGCTGTGTCAACTTTTACGTTTAATGTTACTTGTACTGTCTTCATTGTGTTTGCTCCTTGTATATTTCTATCAATCCACCATTCTGCAACGGTGTAGTGTTCTGTATTGCAATCGTTACAATAACAATCCATTTCACTATCTTTATCTTTTATTAACTCTATATTGCTAGAGGTACAGTTATCACATACATAATTATTCATTAGTCTTGCTCCTTATTAAATAAAATTACCATCTTCATCAAACTCATATCCGTTTGACTCAACATGGTTTAAAAATGATTGTTTAGAAAAATAATCTTGATTATCCTCAAACCATAACTCAAACATTCTATTTCTTATCTCTAAAGCAAAATCACTTGCACGCCATTCGCACAATACCTTATATTCTTTCTTATCTAATAATCTGTTTGTAAAGTTAGCTAAATCATCACAAAAGCAATATCCATTGCCTGTATAATCTTTTAGCAATTCTTTATAATCTTTATTATCTAAATAATAATCGGGTACTAATTTTATAAAACATTGTCTCGTTTGATATTCATCATTCGAAAGTGAATAATCAAAGTCCATATTTAAAGTATTTGCAAACAATTTGAAACTATCTAAGTTTTCATCAGCCCAAGGATTAATATGATCTTGATTATCTAGCCAAAATTTTTGGTAAATCCTATCGCACAATTCATCATCTTTTTTCAAATCAGAATAATCATAAGCCGTGTATTCTTTTGTTATAGTTTTCATAATTCCCCCTAGTTTTTTAAGAAATGGTTAATAAGATATGAGCCGTGCCACGCTTTTTTATTTCGTGGCTTCTCTATTAGTTTGGTTATTAGTTGTTTAAATGTCATGGTTTACCTCTTTTAATTGGTTGCATAATTTCGTATGCAATGAATCAATCTCTCTATAATTTAGATGTTCGTTGATGTGTTCTTCTATTCCATATTTTTTGTTAAATGGTCTATGTGTTGATGCTGTAGAATTAACACCATTTAAAACACTACATAAAACACTTAACTCTTTTTTAGTTAGTGTCATGTTAACCCACCTCACAATCTAAAAACATTGAGCAAACTTCCCATGATGTTGAGTTATAAGGAACTCTAATTGATGCACCATCAAACCAATCCATATAATGGTAATCAATAACATCTATCTCTAATGTGTCGCCTATAGTATAAATTCTGAATTCATCAGAAGGGCCACCCCATGAAAGTTGAAGCCTATAAAAACCCTCTTCTTGATCTTCAAAAGTTCCAGCCTCTACATAATCCCAAGATAGGGCGCTTTGGTTTACATAATCAAATAAATCCTCGTATTCTTGTAAATAGTCGCCTTTGTATTTATCAACAACCTTCATGGCTATCTGTTCGCCTTCTGTGGCGTTGTCATAGTCATTAAAGTATTGCTCCGCCTTTTTGTATTCTTGCTCAACTTGGTTGAACTGATCTTTTACTAGTTCCGCACATGTTGGTTGTGTCGCTGTGTTTGTCATTGTTTACCTCCTAAAGTATTGTTAGACTTCTCAATCATACACAAAAATACATATATATCAACTACTTAGCATAAAAAACTTAGGGTTTTTGTGAAGAATGCTGTATTATAGGGGTTTAAGGAGCAATAAAAAAAATCAGTTATGGAGCAAAAAACACCAAAAAAAGACAATAAACCTATGAAAAAAGTAGGTAGAAAGAGAATTGATATTGATTTAGAGCAAGTAGAGAACTTAGCATCAAGGGGACTAGGAACAACTCAAATTGCCCGTGCTTTGGGCGTTTCATGGTCAACTATAGATCGCAACAGAAAGCGTTCTGAGGAATTTGAGGAGACTATAAAAAGGGGAAAGGCGAAAGGACTTGCCCAGGTGACAAATTCCCTATTCACTTCGGCAACTGATGGCAATGTTACCGCTCAGATATTCTACTTAAAGAATCAAGATGCGAAGACTTGGAAGGATCGCGTCGAAAATGTCCATGCAACAATAAACTTAAATGACGTTCTATCTGGTGCAAAAGAAAGACTTGGCAAATATACGGCGAATGAAAAGAAACTAACAGAAATAAATCCTTTAGGTACAACGTCTGAAGAGATGAACAGTCTGGTAATTAATCAGACTGACAAGAAAAAGAATAAATAAATGGTGGTTGTTGCTCCTCCTCATGGCAACAGCGTTCAAGGGTTCGCCAATAAGTAGAGATTTGTTAGATGCTCCAACAAATATGATGCTTATACCCCCCCTTGATTTTTTCGCACGGGGTATATTACGTGTAACCCTTGCGATAATTTTTTTTAATTTTTTTGAATTTTTTTTGGAGCAAAATATGAAAGAGGCAATACAGGAAATCTTAGCAATACTTAGCATTGGTGCTTTAGGCAACATCGCAATATTTTTAATACTGGTACATATATGAAATACGGAGCAGAACAAGAAAAGGAATTAATGACCGAGATATGGTCGCCCTACATAAAAGATGATCCATACAACTTTGTAAAGTTTATCTTTCCCTGGGGACAGAAGGACACCCCCCTTGAAGACTTTGAAGGCCCAAGGAAGTGGCAAGAAGAAATTTTAAAAAAAATGACAGTCCACATCCAACGTAACCAAGGACGTGTTGATCCTGAAATGTTTAGATTAGCTGTAGCATCTGGACGTGGTATCGGAAAGTCTGCACTTGTCTCCTGGCTAATCCTATGGATGCTATCCACACGACTAGGCTCAACCATAATCGTAACTGCTAACACCGAACAACAGCTCAGATCAAGAACATGGGCGGAACTAGGTAAGTGGCTAACCCTAGCAATAAACAATCACTGGTACTCTAAGACAGCCACCAC